CAACGTTGTTAGCACTATTAGTTTTTCCGATGGTTAGATAATGTTGTGCTTCAACCGCAGTTACTCCAACATCAACACTACTTACTGTAGCAAATCCTCTGCTGACATCATCGCTTACAGGGACATCTTGGAAGACATCAGATGCTTGGAAATCGACAGAATTGCCAGTCTTAATTACTGTAAGAGTTGTGCCACTGTAGGAGCGGACAAGACCATAAGGACCAGCAACTTGTCCAGTGACAGTATAAGTGGTGCCGTTAAAGTTGAAGGAATCTACGTTATTGGTAAGAGTACCATTCAAATCATAAATGTAGAAATCATTGAATTCATAATCACTGCTAACAGTGATATATCTATCACTACCACCAAAGTCAGCGTTTGCTGCAGTGCCAGTAGTTGCTTCGTAGATATACAGTGAGTTAACTAACACGTCATTATCGCCAAATGCATACTGCACATATGCACCACCACTTCCAGGTGTGCCACTAGAAGTCTTATCCTGAGTATACTCTACACCATCATCAGAATCGCCAGCAGTATTGTTAGGACCCCACTCACCATTAACAGTGGTAGACAATGCAAAATCTAGACCACTCATCGATGCATCAGATACATCAAAGCGATAAGTACGATCGTTAAAGATAGTAAAGGTTGTGCCAAGATAAAGATCGAAGGTTGTGCCGCCATCAGTTGAGAAAGCAAACTCATTAGCAGCAGTGCCTACACCACCAGTAGAAATAGTACCAGAAGCGGTAGGAGTAGCAATCGAATCGCCAGCAACAAATTCTGTGCCCGCTCCATTAATAGTCGAAGGACCAACATAGATAAGCGTAGATCCAGATCCTTGATTGACCGAATATACTGTTGCAGTTGTAGTATCTCCACCAATACCCTTTTCAATAACATCACCAACAGCAAAATCGCCAGTTGTGGATTCTAGAGTTAATACTCTAATCGCAACGTTGATGACATTAATAGTTGTGAATTGAGGTTTGTAGAATGTCTCAAATCTAAAATTCTTTTCACCATCGTCAGTGGTGAGTAGTTGACCGCCACTGAAACCAGCAGCAAGAGTAATAGTTTGGTCAACTTGTAATCGGTATGCGCTAATACGATCACCCTCATGCAATTTGTAGGTTGCTGCGTCTAGCGTTAATTTCTGATCGTAATCCTTTACTGCAACATCGTAAGCACTACCAGTGCCATCGTTTGCAATAGTAAGTACGGTGCTTGCAGATGCGTCAATCGGTGCAGCGTAAAGGACCGTATTGGTAGCACCAGTTGGTTTTGATTGTGCGAGAATGCCTTGGTCTGCCATTGTTAATTAGAATCCTGCGTAGAAGAATTGTTGGAGTCGGGTTGTCCCCGTTAAGAAAGCGGCACCGATACCAGCACCAAAGTTAACATCATCAAGAGTAACGTTTTCAGTAGAGAGCAGAGTAGCATCTGCGTCTGGGAATCTAATTGTTCTAGGACCAGTGATGTTATCAGTAGATAGAATTACCTGTCCAGAAATATTCCCACTATTCTTAATTGTAGGACTATAAAGAGTTTTATTACTCAAGTCCTGGGTTGCCAATTCTGTTACCAGAGTATTGTTGGCATTACCACTATTTAGAGTATTTGTTTCTGGGAAGTCAAATACCGAGTTAGTCAATACGTTTTGATTAGCAACGCTAAATGTAATCTTCTTAGTGTTACTAATAGGATCCTGAAGGATCAGAGTTTCAATAGTTTTGTTTTGGAAGATTTGAGTAGCATCAGTAAGTGCTAACGTGCCAGAAAGATCGGGGACAGTTAGTGTTCTATCAGCAGTGAGAGAATCAGTATTAAATTGAGCAGTTTCTGTGCCAACGTCAGCATTACGAGCAAGTTTAACATCGACCATCGTTTTAGATAGGACGGTCTGCTCTGCTTTAGTGTCAAGAAGTGTTGATGCGGTTGCTGTAGGCTCTAGCGAGGTAACTGCAATGCCAGCATCAGGTAAGAAGTAAGATCTACGTTGACCTTGTGTAATTGGCCAGTTGATCTGGAAGATTGCCTCTTCTGTGCCATCAACCAAAACAAAATTATCCTCATCGATGAGGATAGTCTTATTTCTTAAAGTTTGCTCAGTATCATCACCAACTAAGATAGTGCCATTACCAGATGTAATAGCAGGTAGAGTCATGATACGGGTGTTTGTGCCAGTACCAACGTTACTAACTTCAAATCTTGCTTTAGGACCTTGAGCATCTTCCAAAACGAAAGATCCATCGGACATCAACAATGTGCCGATAACTCTAACAGATCCAGCACCTTTAGGTGAGAATACTAGGTCAGCATTAACAGCAGTATCATCAACAGCAGTAATGTATAAAGAGCTTGATGTGCTGCTGTTTGCAATTCTAGTGTAGTAGAAACCACCATCACCGAAAGAAACACCTAACTGGTTATATGCATTTTGATATAGACCAGTATCACGATCCAAGTCAAAACAAAGTCCAGGCTCATCTTTAGTGCCCTGAGCAACTCCTTTGAAGAGTTGGTTGATCTTTGCTTTACGGTTAGGAATCAAAGGATCAGATACGACAACAGGGAGAATTGCTTCTCCCGATAGATTCGCATCCGAAATTGTTTCTAACTGAGAAATCTTTCTTGTTCCCACGAATAATCACACTATTGGCTACAGGTTTATTTATAAGGGGTATAATTCATTGTACCTGATAAATCGCTTTGCGTTTGGTTCTACTTCAAGAGATTCACACACAGCGAGATAATCTTCCCACTCACTCTGCAGATGCGAAGGAATCTGCACATGCAATGAGGTCGCATTCTCTGTGTCCGAGCATGAGGGATTTGAGTTCGACTGCTTTTTCATATTCTTTTTTGTGATAATTGATCACATCATCGATACAAGATAGAATCTCCTCATACGCTCGTCGTGCATCGACTTTCTCATCTTGGAGGTAATCGTCGATAGCATCTTGCATACGATCTTTGCGCTGTCTCGCATACTCTTTTTCCCAATACTCAGTTTCATCTTTCATGGTCGGGCGTCCTTCAATAGGGGGAATGTGTGTCCAGTAATCGGAGATGATGTCAGACATTGGGGAGTTGGGGTTTTTTGAATAGTTTGGCATTTGTCTTTTCTACAGCACCATGCAACTTTTTCAGTGCCTCCATAGTCTCGGGCGTTTCTTCCCAAGTCCATGAATTTCCATTCTTGTCAATAAATTCTCTAGTGGTCATTGCAACCTCCTTCTCTGTTGAATAGTTTACGACACTTTTTGAGTTCTTTCAACTCTGCCTTAATCTGTTGATACGATTCCTCTGGGGTAATCGATCTCCTCATTTCCATAGCGATGATTACATCAACTCTGGTGCCAAAATGTTTGAGTGCTTCCTCAAAACAATTCAATTCTTCGTACATAACTGACCCCAAACAAAGGTTATTTTTTGACGTGGATATGCTGCATAATGACAATCCCATCTTTCAGGATAGACTTCAATAGTACCTGTAAAACAATATGGTTTTACTCTACCACGATTACCATTAGGTACTGATTTAAAAGCATCCCAAGGTGAAATTATTTCATCTTCAGGAATCTCTACGAAGTCATGTGTGCCAGTATAATCTATATCCCATAAATTGCCAATAGGGTCTAACCAATATTCGCCCATCATACATTCCATGCTTTTAGTTTGCAATGTCCTGTTATAAAAACCAGGACCTAAATCATAAGAGCAGTGTATGCGGTCAAACATTCCCATTTTACCATTTTCCTATAGGACACTTCATGCTAGGAACTCTTGTTTTTACGGCAAGTACACACCCACAACGAGCGCATCTGCCCCAACGACTATAAAATTGACACGGTTTACAGATTTGCATACGCTGCTCTGAAAGTGTCGATGTTTCACCTTTAGCAATGCTGACAAATTCGTCAATCTTTGCTTGTAGTTTGTCGTTAAAGTGTTCCATAACTATCTATAGAGTTTGGGTTGGGGGCGCTGTTTCTATTCACAGACCTTTAATATTCCCCCGACTCCTCCACCTGGGCTCGAACCAGGGACATTTTGATTAACAGTCAAACGCTCTACCGACTGAGCTATAGAGGAATATTCGCTATTTGCGAATAGCGAATGGAGAATAGCGGACTCGAACCGCTGACATCCTGCTTGCAAAGCAGGCGCTCTACCAACTGAGCTAATTCCCCTGGCGGCCATTTTGTTAAAGAGGTATAGCCGAACCCCTGATTTGGAATAGAGTTTGGACCCCTATTTCCTACGACTCTACGGACGACACCCGTAGTCGAAGTTGGCGTCTACTTAGTTAATCGCTAAGGACTACCAAAGCCCCATAACAGAATTGAACTGTTCTCTGCAGTTTACAAAACTGCTGCATCACCACAATGCTTATAGGGCAATAGGACGAGAGAGACTTGAACTCTCACGAGGGTTAATCCTCAGCAGATTTTAAGTCTGATGTGTCTACCGATTCCACCACCGTCCCATAAGTAGGAGGATGAAAAGCACAATACTCGTTGAAGGTGATTTTCATTTCCTTGTTAGTAAGATTAGCATGAGTTGCCGCTTTTGGCAAGTTCCATTTGGCGGAAAATAACATTTCCATCGACTTACGAGTTTCAGGACGCAAGATTTTCCTCCATAAATTGACGTTTGAAATCGTCCACTTGTTTTTGTATCTCTTCAGATACTGGTGGAATTTCGTTGACAGGTACCATCATGACAGATGCTCCATCAGGACGGGTAATTTTCCAGCAAACACGTTGATTTTCAGTCAACTCAAGCATAAACTCTAGATTGTCTTCTGCTTGTTTTTCAGTAACCCCAATAGGTCCAATCATTGTTCCTGTCGCTTACCTGCATATTATAAGGTATATATGCAGAAGTGTCAACCATTAGTTGAGGTTGATGATTGATGCCTTGATGTCACATGCCGCTGCAGCAGCAATAGAAATTGCGGCAGCTGCTTTAATAGAAACTGCTGCACCTGCATCCAGAGAAATAGCACCTGCTGCAACTGCTGCAACAAATGCACCAGCACCAACAGTAAATGTACAACCACCTGCTGCACAAGTCACTAGGAATGGACCAGGAGTTGTAAATGTGATGGGAGGTGTTGGCACAGTGCCAGGAGTGCAGACAACAGTAAATGGTCCGCCTACAGCATATGTTACCGATGCCAAAGGTGTTGGAGAAAGTGTGCCAACGTTGTGTACCTGAGTAACGTTGTTGCAGGTAAGGTTGGCAGAATTAATGAAGAAGTCACCACCAGAGAATGTCTTAGATTTGAATGCATCGCTCCATGTAGATCCAGCACTCTTCAATTCTCTACAACCGAGCTCCATCTCAATGGCATTAACTTTCATGTTTGCGCCAGTGACCATAATATCAAGGTCAGATCCAAAGGTCATAGTATGCTTCTGGACCTTATTGTTATTAGCTTTATCTTCGCCTTTATTATCAACTTGCTTAGGAGCACCCTGAGCATTCAGGAAGTAACCACCGCCAACTTCAATGTGACAATCACCTGTAATCTTGAGGCGATAATCACCACTAATAGTGCGGCAAAGATCACCATCAACTAACTTACAATCATCACCATGGACCTCACTGGTATAGTTTCCAGGGAAGGATTCGTGGTCTGCAACAAAATTACCCTGATCTGCCTGCTGATTCTCAGTGCCACTTCCACTGCTAGTCTGATTTTGTACGTAAGACTGCACTTGTTGCTCTACTTGAGCGTCAGTCAAATTAGGATTCTGTGTCCTAATCTCTTTTCTTGCTTTATGCTCTGCAAGTGCCTGGTTATTTGCTTTGATAGACATTTTGGTGCGACCAGACGCATCCTTTGTAATCGTTGCTTGTCTACCAGGAGTGCCAAGTTGTTGAGTAAATGCACCGTTAACGAAAGTTTTAGCAGCAGTAACGTATGGATCTGCTTCAGCAAAGAATGAATCGAAGAATCCACCTGCACCACCGCCACCTCCACATTGTCCATATTCAGGACCAGCAGGGGTAGCAGAAAGAGCCGCAGGAGTACAACCAGTGGTGCCAAAGAAAGGATACCAACCAATATCATCTTCACCGCCAGTTGCTTCTCTATCGCAAGATAAGAATGATCCTAGAAGGTCAAATAGGAAGGTCAGAAGACTAACAAG